GGCCCACCGAGCCATTTTAGCAAGTTGTAAAGTTGACCCCGCTTGGATCAGGAGCGCCTTTGCGTCTATTGACGACGTAGAAGGAAATTTAGCAGAGGAATTGGTTGACGTGAGCCGAGATGACGCTCCGTTAAACCGCCTTAGCATGCTGGATCCAGCACACCAGCCCCCGGTTTTGGGGGCGCGGACAGGGCAACCATTCATGTTTTGTTCTCTACCCTGGTGGAGCACATTAACATGCCTGAAGTGTCCCTGCCGTAATTGTCGGGTATGGACCCGCAGCACCAAATCACCCAGGATAGTCCACGGACCGAGCAACTGGCACTCTCTCACGAGTGGAGCAGTTCCATCCGTTTACTATGGACCCAAGACTGAAATGGATCAGATTGAGGAAAACCGCCTAGGTAACGTGTTTTATGGACCGGCAATAGCCCCATCCATTGACACAACTGGTGTTCAACCGAGAAGGATATCTCGGATCCCTGTTTTGAAGAGAACAGTTGCCGCTGCTGAGTCGGTTTCAGTGGCGGATGATAAAATCAAGGCCAATCCTGCCGACAAGGAAGAAGCCACTGTGGCGGTAATCAACGTGCCCGCTGCAAAACCCCCCGTTACCAAAACGGAAACCCCTGTTGATGCTACCCCAGTCGCCTCTCCAGTACCATCGAAACCCACCGGTTTCAAGAAGGACTGTGAGGAGGTGGAGGTTAGACAACATCGTCGCGTGCACAAGAAGCAACGCGGCGGTGTGGTTGCGGCGCTAGTCGCGGAGATCAAAGCCAAGTTAGGCATGCCGAACCAGACGGCAGCTAACGACTTGGTTATTAGATCCCTCGCTTACATGCGTTGTAGAGAGCTAAAGATTCGTCCTAAGCACTCACAAGCCATCGTGTCTCAGGTTATCGTACTTGTTTATTGTCCAGATCACACGGACATAGACGCTGCTATCATTAGAAACAGCAAAGAGTACACACTACGCATGGCCGCCCTAGACTATGAGAATAGAAGTCGAATTTATCGGCTCCTCGTACCCAAGAGCGTCCACGCCTTCTTCTATACCGGTCCCTCCCAAAGGGCCGGCTCTGGCTGAGGGCGCTTGGTAGCCACACAAGGGAAAGGACACGTTTCGACGATGTCGCATCCCGGTTTGCGCGTGTGGCGAACCCAGGCGCAGGTGAAAGAGAGGGTACTATTCTCAGTTGCGGAACTGGGCCCTAGTATGCCTTTAGGGGTCAACAATGCGGATATCACCACTCTAGAGTGCGCGTTGTTGGAAAGGATGTATTATTGCAAAGTGAAAGGGAGATTTGAGGAACCTCCCCCAGTGACAGCTGGTATATTCTCAACGAGGTTATCCACGTTCACTAGCGAGCTTGCTAAACTGTTGCGTACTTCCACCCCGGTTTCCCTTGACGATGTCGTTGAGATGTACCAGGGTCGCAAGAAAACAATTTATGGCAATGCAAAACTAAAGTATGAACGATCAGGACTGACTCGGAAACACGGCTATCTTAACAGCTTCGTTAAGCTGGAGAAAGTTAATCCAGAAAAGGCTCCGCGGTGCATACAGCCCCGGAACGCCGTGTACAATGTCAAAATGGCCACCTACATTAAGCCATTAGAGCATCGCATTTATGACGCCATTCGTAAAATCTTCAAAGACGGTCCAACCGTCATTAAAGGTTATAATGTGCGCCAGATTGGAGGGATCGTTAGAGGTAAGTGGAAGAGCTTTAAGAACCCAGTCGCTGTAGGAGTCGACGCGATGAAATTTGACATGCACGTAAGTGCTGAAGCCCTGAGGTGGGAACACTCAGTGTATAACTCTGTCTATAAGGACAAGTTGTTGAGGCGGATGTTGACCTGGCAGGTCGACAACCGAGGGTTTGGATGGTGCAAGGATGGAAACTTGCGTTACAAAGTCAAGGGAAGAAGAGCTAGCGGTGATATGAATACTGCGCTTGGAAACTGCTTGATCATGTGCGCATTGATCTATGAATATGCTAAGTCTAGACAAGTAGATGTCAAGTTGTGCAACAACGGCGATGACTGTGTGATAATGATGGAATCCGAAGACCTATCCCGCTTTATGGTGGGGTTTGATCAATGGTTTCTTGAGATGGGTTTCCGAATGGTGGCAGAAAAGCCAGTGTACGATCTCAACCACATAGAATTTTGCCAGATGCGACCCATTGAGATGGATGATGGTTCTTGTGTTATGATAAGAAACATCGACGTGGCAATGCGGAAGGATTCGTTATGCACCTTGGACGTGAGCAATCGAAAGACTCTTGCGAGTTGGATGACAGCAGTTGGACAGGGCGGCCTATCCCTGACTGGTGGAATCCCCATCGCGCAGAACTTCTATCGCACATATGTGCGACTGGGGGGAGGGCGTGTGAGTAAGATAGCCAAAGACATCAATCGCAACTCCGGTATGCATTTGGTCTCCCATGGTATGGACGCACAGTTTGCAACACCGAGTGCAAATGTGCGCCTCCAGGTCTTCAAGGCTTGGGGTATCTCTCCCGATGTGCAAGTGGAACTCGAGCGGCATCTTGATGAGTACGAATTGTCTGACGAACCGGTCTCGGTGGTCGATAGACATCAGAACTACTTACCAATTTTCCATGCGCTATCACGGTAATTATTGTGGTCCGAGTTGGTCCGCTGGCCAACATCAAGAATCCGTTGAATCTGATGTCCCAGCAATCGATGATTTCGATAACACATGCAAGGTGCATGACGCAGCGTACGCTCGCGGTGACGATCTCGTTGCCGCGGATAGGCAATTCGCTGTCGAAAACCTGGCGACTCTTAATCCAAAACGGTGGCTCGCGGGAGCACTCGTTGGAGCCCAGAGTGTGTTGAGATCCTTCGATAGATCGAGCAAACTACCAATACAATCTATGAAAAACAACAACTTGCGTGGATCCAATGCCACAAATCCAACAAGACAACCAGTCGCCACAACTAAGTCCAATATGGCAGTCACCGTTAGCGCCCCAGCAGCGGTGGGTTCTGTGTTGCGAGGAATGCGAGCGCAAACTAAAAAGAAATCGGACTCATCTATTTCTCTATCGACTTCGGTCTGCGTGGGTCGCCCTGTGGGCGCCGCGCAAGTCGTCAACCCCGAACTAATTGCAGTCGGGTACGTCACCCCACTCTTAGTGGGTAACGATGAGATACAGAATATGGCAAGAGTCTATCAACATTACAGAGTCACAAAGGCATCAATTGAATTTCGATCCTTTCAAGGTACATCCGCAGGTGGGGAGGTCATCATCATTGCAAATGACGATCCTAACTATCGGCCGATTGACCCTGCAAGCAATTCGTTCTATCAACGAGCCATCTCAACCGACCAAGTATTGCTAACACCAACTTGGATGTCGGCTGGAATGGATATGCGTGTCGACTCTGGGTGGAAGGTATGTGATAACGCTAATAGCGGCACGCTCGAAGAGTTTGCTTCTGGAGTGTTTTACATCTACCAAGACGGTTCGGCCGTCACACCAGGATACTTTATCCTTAATTATGATATCGAATTCGAAGGTTTACGCTTTAATTCCCGTCAACTGATCAGTGGGTCGCTCCAGGGCCTATCGATTAGAAAGACGTTTCAGTTCAATACTCTTGTGCTTGGCGCTCCAGCCACAGCCAGCGGTACCGGTCTAACTGCCGGTGACGTCTACTCGTTCATATTGAATGGGTCGGCAACCTACCCGCTTGGGGTGACAGCTACCAACTTGTTTGTTATAGCTACATCCGCAGGAACAACCCCATTCACCGTCACTGGATCAACCGCTTTGTACGCGCGAGCCAGTAGCACCACTGATGTCACACTACACACAACGTATGACTCAGCTGTTGGCGGTGATGGATCAGACAAACTGTTGTACGGCGTCACCAACGCCGGAGTGCCCGCTTTCTTTGTAATTATCGGGCAACTACGCAACAGCACTCAACCCTCTCTATAGAGGCCAGTACCACGGAGCGGTACAGCTGCGACAGCAGCATGGGCGATGGCCCACAACTTCATGAAGTAGCAGGAGAAATCCAGCATCAAAATAGCGGCCCTATCTCTTTAGGGTGACAATTGGGGTATCCATTCCCGTAGCACGACTGGTAATCGTGGTTTTGATGAGCAAGAGAGTGCTAAGTGATACGTTGTATGCAACACATCCACGCGAGCGGCCGTAGCCGTTCCCGGAGATCTCGCTATGTGATCCGGCAAGCAACACCCATAAGGTGTTGAGGTTAGGAGTCCCACTTTCCCAGTGGGGGGCTGCTGTCTAACTAAGC